GCCGCCATTGGCAAGAATTGATATAGTCAGTATCAGACGGGTAAGAATACTTAGTCTTTATATCCCGTATCTCTATACCGTCTATCATATCAGCGCATCCGGTTATGACAGCATCTCCAAAATCTTTGTAAATGCGTATTTCATGAAAAGCATCGGGGTGTTCGTTGCGGTAATCCATTGCGACCTTACACTGATTTACATCCAAAATAACATCGAACCCATCAATATTGAATTTGCGTCCACAAGGAACTGGTTCTTTCTGTTCTTTTCCGTAGTAAAGGAAGGTACGTTCACCGGCAGAAACTTTATCACACACAGGCTTCCCCGTTTCCACAATGGAGTGGAAAGCGGTGCCTATGCGAGTGTATTCATTTCCGGCAAATACACCTGTTATGCTTTCTATTACAGATTGCTCGGTAATTTCATAATTGGCATATTCGCTCTGTTCAATGTACTTTCTGTATGCTTCGAGTTGTGTAACTCTTATAAGAGGCTTAAGCGGCTGCATCTTTTACGAATTTCTTGTTTTCGTACTTATACCCCTTGGATGCAAGGTTAGACTTCATTTCAGAGAAAAACGGATACTGAAGTACTTGTGGTAATTCTTTCATTGCTTCGATAAGGGCAGCTATATCTTCATCTGTCATGGCAGCTGCAAGTTGTTCTCTCAAAGAGGAAAGCATCTCATTTGCTTTTTTCTGTTCCTCTGATTTATTTTGTATTGCCTGCTTTACTGTAGAAATCACATTTGCCATAAATGTAGAAAAATCAGCACTAGATGATTCAGGTATTTCCATCATCTTTAATTGTGCTACATTTTTCCCAATAAAAGTATCAGTTGGCTCAAATGAAATAGTGCGCTTACCGTTTACTTTAGATATATATCCAACCTGATCAGCAATTCGGAGAAGCAAATCTTTACTCTGTCCTGTGCAATCCGGTGAATGCTTTATAATGTCACCCTCCGCTACCTCTTTATCATGGCAAATAAAAATAATGTCAGAACCATTAGAACGAAGTTGATTAACAAACGACTTAAAGTCTTCTGCTATTTGCCCAAATCTTTTTAAAGTATTGGTTGCTAACTTGTAGTTGTTTTTTACAGCAAAATTCATCAGATAATCATCCAAGCACGCTTTAGCAGTATCGCAAATGATAGTACTATAAGACTTCATTGTTTCATATTCCGCCGTTATGTCTTCCCATTTGTTGGCGATAAGGGTATCACATCGTTGTACAGCTCTATCATATCCTCTATCTGTATCTATTAAAAGAGGATTATATGCAGTTGTAGCAACAGAAGTTTTTCCTGTTCCCGGTGTGCCATATAGCACGATAATCACTGGACGTTCAGGAGTTACGTCATTTTTTTTAATAATTGGCATATCTTATATTATTTAAAGTGGTTAATCGAAATAAATAAAGCGCCTATCCTCACGAACCGACGCCTCCGAAATTGCATTTTAACGACAAAATTTTGTTCCTAGATACCGAACCAACGGACACTAGGATATAGAACATGTATAACTCAAATACAGGGGCATTCTCCCTACGGACTCCTTTAATCCGGCATTGGTTAATTAATAAATGAATGGTTATTTGCGATTTAGAATTGCTTCTACGTCACTTTCACGATATAATCTTTTCCCTCCAACCTCTATTTTACGGAGATAACCTTTTTTATCCCAACTCCATAAAGTTGATGGATCAACATGAAGTTTTTCAGCAACTTCTTTTATCGTTAAATATCTCTCTTCCGGTCTAACAAATGATTCTTTGACCCCTTTTATTGATTTTTCAATCAAATGCTCCGCAAAATCTTTTAAGTCTTTACTTTTAATTTTCAAAGTAACATCTGCGCCACTATCCAATATTTCTGTAATTCCCATAATTCCTCCTATTATTTTTGTTGAACTTCTCTATAACTTCTCTCTAATAACATTACTATAGTGAGAACTACCATTATAGCGGCTGATATAGTCTCTTTGGTAGTTATTTCCAATTGCGTTGCTAAATGCATAGACATTCCTAAAGCAATGACCGCAATTACATTCTGAATTTTATGAATTGTTTTCATAGAACATATTTTTATAGTTAATATTAGGCAGCGAACATCAAATCACTGTCTCTTTTAGGTCTAATCGTTCTTGCCGATATTCGAGCACTGGAACGCATTCTTAACCTTCTCATATCCATTTGGAAATTAGGAGTTATAGCTAAAATGAAGAACCACACAGAAAAGAAAATTTCAATTCCATGCTTTCGTATTTCTTTCAAATCGAAATTTCTTTTTGCCCTATCACATAGCATATATAAAGTAAGCTCGACATTGTTATTAATGCCTAGTTTCTTATGAATGTCCCGTATTTGCGCTTTTATCGTCCAAACCGACTTTTTAAGAAAATCGGCTATTTCATCAGGGGTTTGCCCTTTGGCTACTTCATAAGCTACTTGGTACTCACATTGCGATAAAGGTTCCATTATGCAGTCCTTTTTATTTTAAAGTACTTAAATCCTTTAATGACTTCCTTTTCACCCTCTCTTTCTATCAGTACCTTATATTTTCTTTTTAACCGATAACGAGCCGAACTCATAACACAATCATAGCTTTCATCAGGTATTCTAACTACTTCTCCTAATTTCAATTTAGAGATAGAATTTACCCAATCTCCTGTTATTGTTTTAATTCCTTTTGCCATAAGATTAATTATTTGATTATTATTGTGGATAAGCCCGGATTCGAACCGGGAAGGTGGTGTTTTTGCGGCTCTCTGATTTTTAATCAGTTTCCCCTAAGATGTCTCGTATGTTGCAGGCTTGGATATTAACTGTTATCATAGAATTTTTCACCTCACATCTTGATTAGCGTCTACCAATTCCGCCACTTATCCGATTTGCCTGCACCAAAAGATGCAGGACTTGTCATTTACTACTAATACCAAAAAGATGTACTATCTTCGCAGACCGTACACCATACCATAAAACACCATTAAAATATTACAAACAAAAAGTTTAGTTTTTTACTATTCTCGTTCAAGCCCATCTACCGCAATCTAGTAAACATTAAAAAACAAATATTCCAATCGCTTTTGCTATACTCAAAACTTCCTTCTTTGTTTTTACAGAAGCTGGAATAATTGTCCCATTTGCAGACCTAGAATAGACCTTGCCACAACATAGTTCATAATCGTAACCCATTACTTGCTTCTTACGAGAGAAACCTATACATCCATATTGCAGCGTCCATTCAGAACCGCCACCAAATGGCATATAATTACCCTTGTCGTCTTGCCATGAACTTTGATATCTTCTTGCAGAAAAGAAACGTGTACCTGACTGATTGTATAGTAAAACCTCATACGCATTATTGATTGTTCGGTTACTCAATTTTGAGCGTTCATCGTTTAATCTCTGTTGGGTGTCTGTTGGTAATTCACTAAATTTCATATCCGTGTGTATTACGTATAGCTTTTGCTTTACCGGTTTATACTCTTGTTTTGATTTATATTTTGTGCCCTACCCGATTCTCGCTATCGGCTGCCGTTCAATCCGTCAGTAGGGCTATATTGTAATCAGCGTACGGACGCCAAACCCCGTTTTCTTACTGATAAAGACGATGTTTTTCAGACTGATTTTTTCGATATATTACTTACTCACGTTGCTTCCTTCCGCTCATATCATCGCTGGTTGGCTATTACGCTATACTCCGCATCGGCTATACTGCTTATCTGCGCAGGCTACTTTAACGTGCCCTGAACACGGCTTCATTTTTGAGGGTTAAGCCTCCCATCCCGAATTAGGAGTCATCGGTTTACCATTGTGCCCTGAAAGCGTTTCGCTCGCTTCTTTCGTAGATTCTAACCTAACAGGGCTTTGTATTCACTAATCAAATTGAAGAGGTAATTCATGATCCATTCCTTTGGCTTATTAAAAGAGGTCAATAATTGAACGGTCTTTTCGTCTCTCCCCTCCAAATCCTTTACGTATTGATGAAGGAAAGCCAATTTATCGTTAATCTGTTCTGTATTCATAATTACCCCCAAGAGCTATCATAGTTAGTATATTTATCGGCAAAGAACGCCTTCAATACATTTCCCTTGCTTGCATTGAATACCGGCTTGAAAGATTTCTTTTCCTCTTCAATCTCTCTGTATTCTCTCTGCTGTCTCTTTGCCAAGAACCAAGCTTGTTTCAAGGCCTCACTAAAAGAGATACGACGATACGCTTTCAAAACATGAGCGTGTTTCATTATCTCACTGTTATTGAATCTTCCGTTTTCTGTTAAAAATGTAAATGCGTTCATCGTCTTACCTATTTTTAGTTATGTAAAAAATTTGCTTTTCTCACTCAATCTTCGTTACTTTGCGTTGATTGATTGATTGATGTTGCAAAGATACTAACTTAAATTAGTACTGCAAGCATTATACAAACTTTTGTCAGTATTTAAACGTTATTTAACACTAACATTCGTTGGTATAAATGAAAAAAGAAATAATAAAAAAAGCTTTTGAGTATTTAAGAAGTAATGGAGAAGCCCATACTCAGCAGGACGTAGCTAATAAGATGGGAATTAGTAAAACGAATATTTCACGTGCTTTTAATGGAGATGAGAAATATCTCACTAAAAGTTTCTTGGAGCGTTTTAATGACTCTTATAATAATGTATTCAATTATAACTGGCTAATTACTGGTGAGGGCGAAATGCTAAAACAAATAGAAGATAATGCTAAACATGAGGCTTTAACTATAAAAACTAGAGGAAGTGATGTATATCTCGAAACAAGTTCTGGTATTAAATATTTTGAGTTAAGTAGTAGTAAATATCGCATGCGGGTTCCACTTGTTCCTTTTAATGCTTATGCTAGATATATAAGTGAAACATGTGAACCTATCCAACAAGAGCGTGATTCATGGGATGAAGTAGAATTTATTGTGGATAAGATAGGTCATGGAAATTATATGGCTTTTGAAATTAAAGGAGATAGCATGGACGATGATAGCAAAAGAAGCTTTTCTCATGGGGATTTAGTATTAGCTAGAGAACTTGACAAAGTACACTGGACAACTAGTTTACACTATAATCAGTATCCATTCTGGATTATAGTATTAAATGACACAATATTATGCAAAGAGATAATAGATCACAATATCGAAACAGGAGATATTACGTGTCATTCATTGAATCCATCACCTGAATATTCGAATTTTACCATTAATTTAAAAGACGTATGTCGGATTTTTAATATTTTACAAAAAACATCAACTGCATTTTAAACAACTTAGAAGAAATAAACTTTTAAATCATAAGCAATTAATACTATGGACTTTAAAGATGCTATTAAACAACTCGCTGAGCGAGTTTCAAAATTGAAAGACAATATTCAAACAGAGGAAGCAACTAAAAATGCCTTTATTATGCCTTTTATCAACGCATTAGGCTATGATGTATTCAATCCTTTGGAAGTACTCCCTGAAATGACCTGTGACATTGGTATGAAAAAAGGAGAGAAAATAGACTATGCTATCATGAAAGACGATGAGCCAATCTTATTAATTGAATGTAAGCACTGGAAACAAGATCTTAACCTTCATGATAATCAACTAATACGTTATTTCAATGTTTCTAAAGCAAAATTCGGACTACTAACGAATGGAATCATTTACAGATTCTACACGGATTTGAAAGAACCTAATAAAATGGATGAGAAACCATTCTTAGAAGTAGATATTACAGATATTAGAGATAACCAAATCGAGGAACTAAAAAAATTCCATAAATCATATTTTGACGTAAACAGTATTCTAAATTCTGCTAGTGAGTTAAAGTACATGGGTGAATTAAAAACCATCATACAAAATGAGTTTTCCTCACCTAGTTCTGATTTCGTTAAAATGTTTGCTACAAAAGTTTACGATGGCAGAATGCTTCAAAACATAATAGACCAATTCACACCCTTGGTAAAACGAGCTATAACATCGCATGTTAATGACATTATTAATGAGCGTTTAAAAGGGGCATTAACAGTAAATGACAACAAAGAAGCAGAAACTAACAAAGTTTCAAATGAACCCTCGGAAATAAAAACAGAAGAAACTGTTTTATCCGACTCGAAAATCGTTACTACTGAAGAAGAACTAGATGCTTATCGCATCATTAAGGCAATATGCCGACAAAAAGTTGATATTTCACGAATAGTCTATAGAGATGCTCAAACATATTTTAGTGTACTACTAGATGACAACAATCGTAAACCAATATGCCGCATGTATTTTAATACAGCAACTAAATATGTTGCAACAATAGATGAAAATAAAAAAGACATAAAACATATTATTGAAAGTCTTGATGATCTATATCAATATACAGACGATTATTTTAAAATTATAGATATATACGAAAACAAAGAATAACTATGAAAAAAATCATTTTATTAGTATGTGCAATCACTGCACTTTGTTCATGTGGGGGATCAGGTAATCAAAACGAGAAAAAAGTAAGAGAAGTAGTAGAAGCCAAACTGAAAACAGAAATGAATGATTGGTCTAACTATGAGTTTGTTTCTGCGGAAGCCATTGATACTATAAAGTATATTGATAATATCAACTATCGAAAAGAATACTTCCAAAAAAGCATTGAAAACAATAAAGGGGCATCCAATTATGGATTAGATTATTCTTCTTCAATAACTAAAGATAGTATAATACTTATTGGCATAGATTCTATTCAAAATGCGATGGGCGATAAAGTCAATGAAGATG